AAACACCACATATCATAAAACCAACTAGCAGTTCCATCAGGAGTACTAATAAACAAAGCCCAACCTTGCTTATCAGCCAAAGCAGGTCTTATGACCTCTGCCCATACATCTTGATCCATAAATGCAGCTTCGTCTAAAACAACACCTGATAAACTCCTACCTCTTAAAGCCATCGCATTTTCTGTTCCCTTCAACTCAATCGTTGATCCATTTATTAATTCGATTCTCAAATCTGTCTCATTTTTAGATTGTACCCAGATTTTAGGTACTAATCTCTTCAATTCTTTCCATGCGATGTCTTTTGCCATTCTATATGTCGGGGCACAGTAAAAATATGTCTCTCCTGGTCGATTTATCGCTCCACGAAGTAGTTCTATGCAAGAAAGGTAGGATTTCCCAAACCTTCGACCAGCTACAAGTACTCGAAATCTCTTATTGCTGTTAAAAACTTCGCCCTGGGCATATCTTAAACTGATTTCTGGTGCGGTTTTTACAGCCATACACTAAAAAATAACAAATTTTTCAACTAATACCCCCTATTTATAGCCTAAATTCACTTTTCTAGGTTATCATTCAATTAATCACTTTATTCTGATTGAGTCCGTGGCTGAATCATGCTTATCTGGTTTCGTTCCAGAAGATTTTAAACAAGAAGTACAGGTTAAGAAAAAAAGACGTTCTAAATTTGCTTGCAATACACAGGAGCATATTCAACTTAGAAGTCAAAGATTGTATTCTCGTCAGCTAGATGGGAAGACAACAAGGCAACTTGTTCTCGAACATGCAAAGATAGAAGGCATTTCAGAAACTTCTGCTTGGAGCGATTGGGGCAGAGTTAAGGTTTGGAATAACGAAGACTGGGAAAAAGATAGAGAGAATATGCTTCCTAGACTTCAAGCTATGAGAGTTAGGCTATTTAACAAGGCAATATCTAAAGGACAATTACAAACAGCAGCACAAATACTCGATTCATTAGGCAAAGTTATTGGAGAGTCTGTAGAGACAGTCAATATTCAAGCACCTGAACTATCTATTAAAGTAGAACAAAAGCAGTAGTAACTCTGTATTAGTAACGAAGATATCGAGAATATATTTAAGTTCCTCGGCATGGTATATAGCCCGTAACATTTGCTACACTACCCCCTAACATATGCGCTATACTGATGTCATAATTAATCATTTAATATGTCACTTATAACATCAGTATATGTATCATTTTTGTTGCACTCCTGATGTCACCCTGCTATAATTAATATATAAGTTACAGGAGGAAAAACCCGCCTAAAACATCAGGAGTCAGATAGCGCGCCCCGTCGCTCATAGAAGGTGCTGCCCTCAGCCGACAAGTGAGGTAAAACAACAGCCGCGAAATCGGACGCTGTTGGCTGCGCTGATCTAGCAGCGTGTTATGAAATGGGCTAGAGGCTAGGAGCTAGGCGGTAGCTTCAAACATTTTTCCTTTTATCTCTTTAGCTGAGGTACTCAGAGGACATAAGGGATTCGAGCAGGACTTAGCTCAGGCGGTTCTTCTTCACTTCTTCCAAACATCACTCCAAGGCACTGCGTCAGCTAAACAGATAAAAGGTACTTACTTTTTATCTATTGTTCACTTATCCAAAAGTTACTTTTTAAAATTATGGCTTACGCTTATCAGGTTACCCAATACAACGGGATTGACTACGCAACAATGACTCCAAATTGGAACTTAGTTGCAGAACGCAGAACACAAAAGCAAGCACTGGCAGTCTGTCAGATGCTGAACAAAAGGCAGCCTTACTTTCACAGAGTCGAGGTCGTTAAAAATGTAGAACTTCCAAAGTTTACAGTTTTGAAACCTGCAAGAAATCAACATCAAAATATTGTTATTCCTGCTGATTTCAAAGTTATCAAGAGAAATCTATTTCAAAGATTATTAGGAGTATTTTTCTAATGACTACAATTAAAAGACTAGGAGCAAATACATTGCTCCTTTTTATTGCTGATCGTGAGGTGTTTTATTCTTATGATACTCCAGTTGCAGCAAAACTTTCAGACGGTCACTTAGTACGAACTAACGAAAATTTTAGCCGTACCACATCAAAACATATTACTCAATACTTAAACGGCAGGATTGCAGAGTATGTCGATCAATCATTCTTTACTCAGTTAATGGGCGGATCATGAAAAAGTATAAACTTATTCATTCCTGCTATTACACAGACTCAAACCCAGAGATCAAAACTTTTGATCTTTGGGATGAGCTTCAGGACTACATAACTGAAGAAGTTGAGAGGCGTGTTCAATTCAGAGTCGATCATTCTCCTTTTTCAATATCAGAAAAAGAACGAGAAGATATCGAGCAGGAAGAATACACGCTAGTCAAAATAGAGGAGCTTTAAGCTCCTTTTTCATTTATTAAAATCATGAAAAAAGTTAAACAGGAGCTTCCTATTTACTGGGCGTCATACCTTGTTAATGGAGACGCTTCAGGATTAGAGGAAGGAGAAGAAGAATTAATTAATGAAACATTAAAGCAATTAAATTTAACTAATTGTGTTGATGTTTTAGAAGATATTAATTTTAAATGGGGAATATCTTATCTACCTAATTTATTAGGTGGAGATTATTGCACCTATGTATTTTTAGAGCCTAGTTAATTCTAGGCTTTATTCACTTATCCTAAAAAAATCATGCCAGTAATGAAAGCAAAAAAAGCTCAAATTAAACCTGAAGAGCTAATCGTGAATGAATTAATTGAAGCGATTGAATCAGGAAAGGGTAAAAATTTATGGCGTAAAGAATGGTCAGTTAAAGGCGGCTTCAGGAATGTCTTAACAGGCCATGAGTATCAAGGCTCTAACCCTGCTCTGTTATGTTTACAGAGTTCTATCAGGGGTTGGCATCTACCTCTATTTATAGGGGCAGGTCAAGCCCGTTCCATAAATTGTTTACCAAAGAAGGGTTCAAAGTCTGCTCGAATTTTACAACCACTTTTGAGAGAATTTGAAACTAAAGAACTTGATGAGAATGGAGATGCAAAGAAAGCTCAATACATGAGCTATAAATGCGTTCCAATATTCAATGTTCAGGACATTCGTGGATTAGATGATGAAGCATCAAAAAAATTAGAAAAGCTAATTGATGATGCGGTTCTAACTTCAAAGCCTAGAGAATTAGATGTGAGAGTTAAAGAAGCCCATGATCGTTTATTCCAGTGGGAAAAGCAAATCAACACTCTTGTAAAAGGTGGAGATAGAGCTTATTACAGAGAATCAAGTGATGAAATTGTAATTCCTAAAAGATACAATTTTAAAAATGACGAATCTTATCTAGCTACATTTGCTCATGAAGCGATCCACTCAACAAAGCATAAATCAAGATTAAATAGAAACAATCTTTCTTATGCAAATGAAGAATTGGTTGCTGAGTTGGGTGCATATATCGTATGTAACC